ATCTTTGTATTGACCCAATGCGCGGCGTCTGCGTGTTCTTGGGCTGCGGCTTGGGCTGCTTCTTCAGTGCTAAACTGCCCGAATTTGCCAGCAGTTTTACCATCAATTAGGATATACCAAATCTCACCGAAACCATCATCATAGTCTGACTGCGCAATGGTGTATCGCGCATTTGTGGTGGTAGAACTTCCGCGGTGCCAAACCAGCGGCTTCGGCCCGACCAGTTCCAGCACAGCGGCGGCTTGGCTCACGGCTTCCATGCGCAACTCGGACCAGTTTCCATCCCACCCATCGCCCACGTTATCCCACGGGGCGGGCAAGTCGCCTTTGTGGCAGTAAATCGCCTTCGCCAGCTTCTCAATCATCTTATCGCGGTCGGTCATGGCTTTGGCTCCAATGCGGCTAGGGCGGCGCGCGCTAGGTCGGTTGCAGACTGAACTGACACATACCCCGCAGCCGCAAGCGTGAATTGATTTAAAGCCTCCACCAGCGCCTTCACCAGTGGGTCCGCCATGATCTGCGCGTTGGTGAGGGGCAGGTCTGCGGGGATGAGGGCGAAAATTGCGTCAAGGTCTTCGTGTCGCGTGATGTGACCGATGCACCCCGCCGCCTCCATCAAGGCCTCATACCTCGCCTGTGCTGTGCGTTTGTTCGCGGCTTCGAGTTGGGCGGATAGGGCTGCGTAATCTGCGTAATAGACATAACTACCATGCCCATTCATCTGCACCATGTCGGTTGGCGACCAGCTTAGGCGTTCTACGGCTTCGGGGGTTGTGTTGGTCATTTCAGCACCTTTGCATCGCGGATGAGGATAAGAGTTTCAATTGCTGCCTCAATGTCTGCTTGGGCATAAAAAGTATATACGCAGACAGAATCATTGCGATACACAGCAACATGACCGTATTGTCCGTACGCCAGCTTGTTCTGCGTGACAGTTTCAATCGGAGATTTCACGGCAACAGGTTCTACCCAAGGCCCAGGCGTATGCTTTGTGTCAGTCATATCAAAACCCCTCAATGTGCGGATTGTTCACCGCGTCAACGGCGCGGTCGTATCCGTTTTTCGCGACCAACACGGCCAAAGACATGCCCCAAATAAGGCAAATAAGGATCAGCGCTTTCCGTGTTTGACCACGATCACGGCGGATTTGCGCGGCGTTAATACGGGTCAGCATGGCGTTATTATGTGCGGGTTTCATTGCTCACACTCCACAACTTCAAAGCACACGTTGCAAACGACTGCGCCGCCGCCATCATCGACCATTTCGCCGTTGCAGGGCTTGGGCTTCCAGCCGCGCGGCGCATCCTCGTCCGGCTCGGCGTAGCGTCCGCAGCTTTCGCCGTATGCCGTGCCGATATCGGCAATGCCATCATCTGGGCCAGCAAGCCGCCACGCGTCATATTTCTGAACGTCCATTTCAATCTCCTCTTTCTGTGATTAATTCCATCAAGCCCATTTGCCGACCGCGCAATGCGGTTGTATCCGTGGGCCAGTGGTTTTGCTTTTTGAACGCCGCCCATTCGGCCCGTTCAATCTCATGTTGCGCCGCCTCACGTTCAGCTTGTCTGCGGCAATCGGCCTTGCGCCACGCCATTGCATCATCGCTAAAATGGCGGGCATCATAAGCGGCGTCTGCGGTGGTCATGGCGTATTCTCCGGCTGGTGGGTTGGCAGGTCCGAAGCCCTGCAAGGTTAGGCAGCGATAGCCGCAAAACGGCGCGCATCATCCATCAATTCTTTATAATCAGCAATTGCCGCGGCATGAACATTCTCAAGGCGATCAGTGTTTGATTGGCCTGCAATAATTGCATCTGCCAAACGGTCGCGGGCTTGATCCATGCGCATGCGAGCAATTTCAAGATCTGATTTGATTTGTTCGATTGTGCGTGTCATTGTTTCCATCCTCGTTGTGGGTTAAGCCGTTTCCGTAAAATTACCTTGCAACATTCCGCTTGCCACGTCAATAATAAAAATGCAATAAGCATTCATTAACCGCAAACAAAGGGACAAAACAATGGCAGCAGAACACATCACAAGACAGGCGGTGCGACACATCTTGCGCTTGCACCTTGGCATCCGTGCAAACGAAGTCGCCGTAATCTTGCAGATCAGCAAAGGCACCGCGCAAAGCCACATCAAAGCAATCCGCGCTGAATGGCAGGTGGGGGAATGACGTGGCTTATCGCTTGCGAATATTCCGGGCGCGTTCGTGACGCCATGATTGCGCTAGGTATTGACGCCGTGTCATGCGATCTTCTGCCGACAGATGCACCCGGTCCGCACATTCAGGGCGATGTGACAGATCAGCTTGGCAAGCGTTGGGCCGGGGTCATTGCGCACCCACCTTGCACCAGGCTTTGCAATTCCGGCGTGAGATGGTTGGCAGAGCGCGATCTGTGGGATGACATGCGCGCCGGTGCCGCGTTCTTCATGGCCTGCTTAAATGCCAATGCCCCGCGCGTTGCTGTCGAAAATCCAGTCATGCACGGCCACGCAAAAGCGATTATTGGGCGCGGACCTGATTTCACCGTCCAGCCGTGGCAATTTGGCGATCCAGCGAAAAAACGCACTTGCTTCTGGACAAAAGGGCTGCCGCCGATCGTTCCCACATCATCAATGACCGCCGCAGATGCTAGTCCAGATTGCCACATGGCAAGTCCCGGCCCGGATCGGTGGAAGCTTCGCAGCACGACGTATCAGGGTCTGGCAAATGCAATCGCCGCCCAATGGGGGACCGCATGACACACACAGTTAACCGCTGGCACTGCCACCCAGACGAGCGCCTGCGCAATTCAGGCGATACGATTGACGAGCATCAATTCAGGGTTTGGAAATTGTGCGTTGAATTTGCAGTAGCGCTTGGATCAAATGGTAGTTTAGAATTGTATTGGGCCGCGCAATGGCACGACGAAGCGGAAAAGGTGTTGGGCGATATGCCTGGGCCAGCCAAGGAGCGCTTCCCCGCGCTTGCCGCTGCATATGCAGAAGCGGAAAAGACCGTGCTGGCCGAAATGGGCCTTAGCTGGTCGCTAACCGATCAAGAGGCCGCGATTCTGCACCTGGCCGATAAGCTGGACGCGGATATCTGGGCGCGCAAGCATGGCGTTACAGACGCCCACGACGCGGGCAAACTGCAATCAATGGCCGATGCTCTCGGCTTGGGTGAAATGGTCAAGGAGATGTTGAAATGAGTTTGCAAGAATACAGAGATTTTATTGCATCGCGTGGAACGGTTATCGCGCCGTCCGGCTTTGTCGCAAAGCCAATCAATCCCAGCGCAAAGGCGCATCAGGTTGCCGTTTTGGATTTTGCGCTTAACCTTGGCCGATCCGCCGCGTTCTTGGATACCGGCCTTGGCAAGTCGTTCATTGAGTTGGAATTTGCGCGCCAATGCGCAGAAGAAACTGGCAAGCCTTCGCTGATCCTGACCCCGCTTGCCGTTGCTGGCCAGATGGTGCGTGAAGGCCAAAAATTCGGCGTTGACGCGCGCAAGATCAAGGAACAATCCGAAGTCGGCGCGGGCGTTATGGTCGCAAACTATGAGCGCCTTGCAAAGCTGGACCCAGAAGCATTCGGGGCAATTATACTGGATGAAAGCAGCATCCTGAAAAGCTACGCCAGCCGCACGCGCGTGGCGATCCAAGAGGCGTTTAAATACACGCCGTACAAGCTGGCCGCTACTGCAACGCCAAGCCCAAACGATCACACAGAACTAGGCAACCATGCCGAGTTTTTGGGCGTCATGCGTCAGCAAGAAATGCTGTCAAAGTGGTTTATAAATGACACGTCTACCGCGTCACAAGATTGGCGTTTGAAGGGCCACGCGCAAGAAGACTTCTGGGGCTTTGTCGCAAGCTGGAGCCGGTGCGCAACATTGCCAAGCGATCTTGGCGGTGACGATACCGGCTACATCTTGCCGCCCATTGATGAGCATTCGCACATTGTCGCGGCTGACCGCATGGAAAATGTGGAACAAGGAATGTTGTTTCGCATCCCTGAAATGTCAGCAACGTCGTTCCATGCAGAAAAGAAGTTGACGCTAAAACAAAGATGTGATCTTGCTGCGGAACTGGCAACACACGACAAGCCCGTCACTGTATGGTGCGAAACAAACGAAGAAAGCGCATATCTGACAAAGGCCATTGACGGGGCAATTGAGGTTCGGGGCGATCAAGATCCGGATGAAAAAGAGCGGCGTCTTTTGGGCTTTGCAGACGGTCAATATCGTGCAATCGTGTGCAAGCCAAAGTTGGCGGGTTTTGGCGTCAACTGGCAACATTGCGCGCACGCTGTATTTGCCTCGATCAGCTTCAGCTATGAACAGCACTACCAAGCCAAGCGCCGTTCGCATCGGTTTGGGCAATCGCAGCAGGTACGGAATGACATCGTAATGAGTGACACAGAGGCGAGCATTTGGGATGTTATCAACACCAAATCCGCAAAACACGATGAGATGAAACATCGTATGGCAACCGCCATGCGATCAGCACAAAGCAAAGCGTCCGTTCGCGTGGCATATGACCGCCCTATCGAATTGGCGTTTCCAGAATGGATCAAAGGAGAAGTGAAATGAAACAACCAGAATATCAAGGCAAATGGCACGCGCTGCACAATTCGGACTGCATCGAGGGTATGCACGCAATGCCTGCGCAATCGGTGGATTGCATGGTCACGTCGATCCCGTTTGGCGATCTGTTCGTTTATTCTGACAGCGAGCGCGATCTTGGAAATGCTGGCACGGGTGAAAAATTCCTTGAGCAATATAAGTATTTTGCCGAAGCATTGACGCGCGTTATGAAGCCTGGGCGGGTGGCATGTATCCACGTCACTGACTTGCCAACACGCAAGGGCAAGCATGGCTTTATTGGCTTGCAGGACTTCTCTGGCGACATCATCCGCGCGCACCAAGACGCGGGCATGATCTACCATAGCCGCGTTACAATCTGGAAAGACCCAGTTGTCGAAATGCAACGCACCAAGGCGCTGGGATTGCTGTATAAGCAGATCCGCAAAGACAGCACCATGAACCGCATCGGGATGCCTGATTACATGCTAATGTTCCGCGCGCATGGTGACAATCCAGATCGTGTTGAGCATTGCGCGCCGGGTGACACAAAAGCCTCATTGCCAATCGTGCGCGCATGGCTGAAAGAAATGCACAGGCTTGGCCTTGCATCCGAAACCCCTTCGGATGATGCGCTTGCGGAATTGATCAAGCACGCTGAATTTGACGTGTACGAATGGCAAAAGCTGGCAAGCCCGATCTGGATGGATATTAACCAAGGCAAGGTACTTAACGGGTGGCGCGGTGCAAAGGCAGAGAATGACGAGCGCCACGTCTGCCCATTGCAGCTTGATACCATCGAGCGTTGCTTGCGGCTCTATAGCAAGCCTGGCGATGTTGTGATGGACCCGTTCAACGGGATTGGATCAACAGGGTATCAGGCAATCAAGATGTTTCGCCGGTATCTTGGATTTGAGTTGAAACCGGAATATGCGGCGCTTGCCGGTCGCAATCTGGCCGAGGCAGAAGCATCCGCCGGTGGATTGTTTGACGCCTCCTAACAAAAAGCCCCCGTCCATTTCTGGGCGGGGGCTATTGATTGGCGAGGGTGCGGGGAATCGAACCCCGGCTTTCAGTTTTGGAGACTGACGCGCTACCATTACGCTACACCGACACAAGATTGAGGCGCGGCCATTATTCCTAAAGGTGTGCTGCCGCATAACGTCACTCGGCTTGCGCTTTTTATTTGCTGCGATGGATGATGCGCTATCACCCATTGACCACTTGCCGCGCCTCATGTGGTGCATCCGCCAATCGGTTCCAAGCACTACCCATGCCCATTTCCCCGTCTTTGAATGCACCGCAAGAAATGCGGATAATGAAACCTTACACCACGCGCGCGGGCATGGTCAAGTGTGGCACTAGATTGGCTTTAACGCATCAACAAGCACTTGCCCATCATGCCGATACAGTCGCACTTGCTGCGGCGTTAGCTTTTGATCAACAAGCCACGCCCGCGCATCCGCCAAGCCTTCCTTGCAATCCAATGTCGCAAAGATAATTGTTCCAACCTTGATCTGCATCACAATCCGCTATAGTGTTGCATGGCATGTAACCAAAGGAAAAATGTTATGAAAAAAGACAAAGTAATCCATTGCCGCGTAACCGCTGACCAGCAACAAGCAATCGCAGCCGCAGCCGCTGGCGCTGGGCTATCTATCACGCAATACGTCATCCGCGCCGCGCTTTCAGAAACTCCAACACCTGCCGACTAGCATCGGTTGCGCCGCGACCAATAATCACGGCGTCACCAACGCTTTCTAAATACTCATGCCACGCGCGTTGATCCTTTGAGACAACGCCGCCTTTTGTGCGTTTCATTTCAACCCACAATTTCCAAGCCGGAATGTACAAATCAGGCACGCCAGCCTTGACGCCTTCCTCCTTCATTTTCTTGGCAACGCTGATCGCCCGATGCCCGCCGTTGGGAATGTGGAAAATCCACACATCCCGAAAATGCGTTTCAAACCATCGCAAGAAACCAATCTGCTCATCGCTTTCACTTGGAATTTTCAAAACGGAATATCATCCCCAATATCAGCGCGCCAATCATTCGGCCCCGCGTCCCACGATAGCGCCTCGCCAGGCGCGTCTGGCTTGCGACCGGCAGAATAATCAAGCTGCACAATCTCATCAAATCGCGGATCATCAATGCGCGGCTTGATCTTAATGCGCGCCGGTATAGTCCAAGACAATTGAGCCTCCACCAACGCATCATCCGTGCTTTCGGCATCCGCCCCCAGCGCCGCCTTGCGCGCCGTGTAGCGGCTTGCTGCATATCCGCCATGGTCAGGGCATAGCCATTCGTTTATCGTCTTGAGGCCGCACATATAGCTTACCTTGATGCTGTCAGGCTTTCCAGCCTTCTTGTGCCGCGCATAAAGCACGCTGTCCACGTCCACCCATTCAGCAACAACCTGGCTGGACAGCACCGCCCCGCCGTATGAACTTGCGCCGTGATTGAGTTGCGGATCTGGAAACTTAAATGCGCAGCTTGGGCAATAGCGCGCGCCCGCTGGCACCATCGTTTGACAATCCGGGCATTCCTTTACCGGCGCTTCACCTTCGCCGCTGGATTGCGTCTTATCGCGCACCCGCACCGCGTCAATAAAGCCATGCCGTTCGACATTGCCGCCAAAATCCAGCAACAGGCAATCCGTTTTGCCTTCCGCTTTCCGCGTGCCACGCCCCGCCATTTGCACATAAAGTCCGGCGCTTGCCGTGGCCCGCACCATAGCGACCAAATCAGTGCCTGGATGATTGAAGCCAGCTGTCAGCACGCCGATATTGATAAGGCACCGCTTTCTGAATGCTTTGAAGTCCGCAATCTTGCGCGTGCGGTCTGTCTTGTTATCCGCACCCGTCACCACATCCGCGTCAATGCCATGTTCTGCCATTTCGGCTTGGATTATTTCGGCATGTTGAACGCCAGACGCAAATACCAGCCATGACTTTCGATCCTGCCCAAACTTCACAATCTCCTCGACCGTGGCCCGCACTAATTCAGGATCGCTTGCCGCCATTGCAAGCTGGCTTTCAATGAACTCCCCGCCCCGCTTTCCGACGTTAGTCAGGTCAATCTTGGCCTTTGCGCCCTTGCTGATGATCGGCGCAAGGTGGCCTTGGTCCATTAACATTCCAACTGGAATATCGTAGGCAATGCCGTCAAAAATAGCGCCATCGCCCTTGTGCAAATAACCGCTGTCCAGCCGGTAAGGCGTTGCGGTTAATCCAACGATCTTGACGTTCGGATTGCATTGCCGCAATTCATCAATAAACCGCCCGTATCGCGTGGTTGTGTTTTGCGGCACTAAATGCGCCTCATCAATAATGACCAAATCAGGCGGCGGGATCATGTCTGGCGCACGTTCCCAGATTGACTGGATGCCCGCAAAGGTCACTTGTTTGTCAAGGCGCTTCTGCCCGATGCTGGCGCTGTAAAAGCCAAGATCAACGCCCGGCAGCATGTTCACCAACTCCTCGGCGTTTTGCAGGATCAATTCTTTAACGTGCGTCAACATCAACACCCGCGTGCCGGTATAGCCTAGCGCGTCCTCGATCAGCTTGGCCAAGATAAGGCTTTTGCCAGCGCCCGTTGGCGCCACGATTAGCGGATCACTTCCGCGCCCATCGGCCCAATATTGATAAAGCGCATCAATGGCATCCTGTTGATATGGTCTAAGTGTGAGTTTCATTCAAACAAATCCCCGCGATCTATGATGTCATCATCATTTGGAACCCAGCCAATTTTTTGCGGTTCAAGAATTGCTTTAGGATGATTTGGCGATAACCAGCCATGAAAACTGCCACAACCAGCACATCGCAGCATATTACCATGCGGGCCTTTTGGCGGGTGAATTTCACCCAATACACACCCACATCGAATGCACGGTTTTAATGCGCGAGTGCTTCTATCAAAATCAATTTCTGCTAGTTTCAAAATGGCACCCACTGGCTTGCAATTTCTGCGCTGTTGTTTTCATTGCGAATTATCTCGCCGTCTTCTGTCACATATTCCACCCAATCCGGCGATGCATCATGCACTTCCCACGGCATTGCATACGGGTTAAACAAATGCCCATCGCAGACCGTTCCGAATATCTTGCCCTTGGCGCATGACCATTTACCAACGCCATCGCGTTCTGGGCTTGCGTGCGCGCATGTTCGGCAATTCACTTCTGGCGGTTTTTTCATGTGGCACACTTGGCTGTAATCGCAAAACTTGCACATGAAAT